TGAAAAAGCTGACTGGGCTTTATCTTATGAGGAATTAAAAGATAAGGTAAATAATTTAATTGATGCAGTAGCTGACCTTAAAAGAGATAAAGATGGTGGTGATGATGAGGTTGAAGAAATGGCTGAAGAAGTTATTGAGCCTTCTACAAACCCAAAATCTATTAAGACTACAGAAGTAGTTGAATTCTCAGCTGAAGATGAATTAAAAAAGTTAAAAGCTGAAAATAAAAAATTAAAAACTGAGTTAGCAGAAGCTCCTGCATCAGCACCTTTAGATACAAATAAATTTAGTTCTGAAACTACTAAGGTTTCTTTATCTAAAAAAGAATTATCTAAAATGACAAAAAAAGAAAAATACTTATACAACTTATATAACTAAAATAACTAAAAACAAAAAAAATTATGGCTTTAGCAGTAACATCAAATTACGCAGGGAAGGCAGCAGGATTCTACATCAGTGCAGCACTTCGTCAAGCAAACTCAATGGAGTACTTGACAATGATAGAAAATATAAAATATCGTAGCAATATCCAAAAAATGGATGCGGCAGCAATGGTACAGGACGCTACGTGTAATGTAAACTTAGCAGGAACGCTTACAATGACTGAGGCTATTCTTGAGCCAAAAAATCTAATGGTACAGAGTGATTTATGTGCTCAAAAGCTCTTAAAAAGTTGGGAAGCTTTACAAATGAGAGCAGGAGCAGGAGCTCCACCACCAGCATCTTTTGATGACTATGTAATTTCTTATATTGGTGAGATTATTGCAGATGCTACAGAAGCTTCTATATGGGGTGGTAATGATTTAACTGGAGGACAATTCACAGGATTTAATACAGCTGGTGCAGTTGGTAGATTAGTACAAGCAGGAAATACTGTAGTAGATGTAGCTAATCAAGGTGGTGCAGGAACAGCTTTTGATGCAGCAAATATCATTGCAAATTTAGATGCAGTAGCAGCAGCTATCCCTTCAGCAGTTTATATGAAAGAAGACTTACATATCTATATGAGCCCAAAAACTTACAGAATATACTTAGGGGTACAAGCAGCAGCTGGTTACCAACAATTATACAATATGGGAGATACTTTTGTTCCAATGTTTAACGGAATTAAATTAGCTGTATGTAATGGAATGTTAGATGACCAATTAGTTGCAGCAGAAAGAAGCAACTTATTTTTTGGGACGGATTTAATTTCAGATGCAGCAACCATAAATCTGCTCGATTTATCTCAAATTGACGGAAGTAGTAATATTAGATTATTAGCTCGTTATTCTGGAGGTGTTCAAGTAGGTATCGGAGCTGACGTAGTACTTGGTTCTTAATAAATAAATAAAAACGGAGAAGGAGGGTGTCAAAGCCCTCCATCTTTATAACCACTTAACAAAAATCAATTATGGCTTGTACAGCATTAACAAAAGGACGGGGACTCGACTGTAATAGAATCAGCGGTGGAATAAAATTCGTTTATTTCGGAGTTTACGACCAATTTACAGCACCAATAGAAACAACTGGATTACCTGTTACAGCAGGAGAAGTTACTGACTTAGAAATGGGTTCTAATGACTTATACAGATATACTATGCCTTTAGGTGTAGCAAGTCTTACAGACACTATCGTTGGTAGTCGTGAAAATGGAACGATTTATTACACTCCTTCTTTAAGCGTTATTCTTAACCGTTTAACCAAAGAAGACCAAAATCAAATCAAACTTTTAGGAGCTACAAAACTTGTATGCTTCGCTCAATTAAACGCTACATTAGCAACTGGAACAGATGTAATAGTTGCTTTAGGAGTAACTAATGGAATGGAGCTTAATGCAGGGACTATGGACTCAGGAGCAGCTTGGGGTGACAGAGGAGGTTATACTCTTAATTTTGACGGAATCGAGGCAGAGCCTTTCCCAATGGTAGCTGACTATCCGATAGCAACAGGACCTTTCTCAAATGCAGCTTTTAATTTTGGAACAATAGTTACATCTTAATTTTCTAATCTGTTTTCTTATAATTCTTGAATGAGGGTGGCTTAATTGCTACCCTTTTTCATTATTCCAAATAAAAACTTACTTTTTCTATTATATAGTATGATACAAGCATATACAGAAACAAGCTTTAATGCAGAACTATCAACTGAGGATAATAGAATTGACAAAACTGTTGCTTCTACTCAGATTAGATTCCTTATAAAGTTCATTAATGATATGGATGGAAGTATAGTTTACTGCTATCCTACTTCAACTATCTACAATAGATATACGCATATGTTTTTTAATTACAATGTAACTCCTGATTTCTACGCAGCAGAATTAAAGCTATTACCAGCAGGACATTGGAAGTATGAAGTTTATGAAGTAAGTTGGATAGGAACTGTAGTAGTAGCTTTAAATACTGCACCTGCTACTGAAATTGATGTTCTTCCTGTAGCTAATACAAATGGAATAGTTCAGGGAATAGTTACAAAAGGAATACTTAACTTATCAGAAAAATCAGGAACGGAACAAGTACAATATACAGAACATACAGTTGCAGCAGGAACGAATACGATATATTACGGACAATAATAAAAAATATGGATAAAATAATTTCAGTAGATTTAAGCACTTCAACAAGTCCCTTAGTGCAGGAGGTTAGGGGAAAAGATTGGATTGAATACGGCGACGCTAATGGACAATGGAGAAACCTCTATCCTCAGTTCTTAATTGACCTTTATTATTCTAGTTCTATAACAGCTGCTATCGTAAATGCTACTGCTGAAATGATAAGTGCTGAAGACCTAGTAATTTCTGATGAAGATGATAGAGATGAAGAAGCAAGAGTTAAGCTTCAAAACTTTATTAATAACGCTAACGGAAATGAAACACTTCACGAGGTCTTAAAAAAGGTAGCATTTGACTTTAAGCTACAAGGAGCATTTGCTCTTAATATAGTTTGGTCAAAAGACAGAACTCAAATAGCCGAAATCTATCACATCCCAGTAGAAAAGATTAGGAGTGAGCGTCCTGATGAATTTGGAAAAACTAGAGGTTATTATGTATCAGGAGATTGGGCAAATACAAGAATGAACAAGCCTTACAGAGTACCTGCCTTTAATGTTAATGATAGAACTTCACCTAATCAAATTCTTTATACTGGACTTTATAGTCCTAATATGAACTCTTATTATACGGCTGATTACATCTCTTGTAATAATTGGGCGTTAATAGATTCTAAAGTTTCTGAGTTCCATTTAAACAACATCTCCAATGGATTTACAGGCTCGTTTATGATTTCCTTTGCGAACGGCATACCAACGGCAGAAGAAAGACGACAAATAGAACAAAGCTTAGAAGATAAATTTACTTCGGAAAAAAATGCAGGAAAATTTGTTTTGACTTTCTCAGACGATAAAACAAGAGTACCTGAAATAACTTCTATAAGTCCTTCAGATTTGGACAAGCAGTATTTAGCGCTTCAAGAACTACTGACTAGCAACATCCTCTCAGGTCATAGGGTAACTTCTAAGACACTTATGGGCTTGGATAGTGCTAATGGCTTCTCAAGTAATGCAGACGAGCTAGCGAACGCTTCTAATTTTTATCTTAACACGGTAATAATGCCGTTCCAAAATCAAATCTTAAAAGTATTGCATAAGATATTCCAAGTTAATAATATGGATATGCCTGTTCAGTTTGTACAACTTAAACCAATAACAATTCAATTCGATTCTGAAACGATTAGAGATGTAATGACTCAAGACGAAATACGTTCTGAAATAGGATTAGCACCATTAGACGGAGAAGTAGCAGAAGATTTTAAACAAGACTTTGCTAAAGTTGGTATGATAGACGGCAAGCCTGTTTTTGATACCATAGAAGAAGCCTTAGAAAGTGCAAAGTCTTTAGGGTGTGAAGGGTATCACTCACACGAATATGAAGGTAGAACTGTTTATATGGCTTGTGAAGGACATCAAGAAGCTACAGAGCTTTCTAAATTCATTGAAGAGTTTGGAGAAGATATGTCAGACGATTGGGAATTAATAGAAGAAGAAGTAGTAGATGGTGAGCATCAAGACTTTAATTATGAAGAAGTGTTAAATGATATTGCAGGAGAAAAGATAGAACTAGCTTCAACAGGTAGGGCAATTCCTAGTCGTAAGTCTGAACAAGATGGTATATCTAAAAAGTCTTATGATTACTTCAGAGTACGTTATGTTTATTCTCAGGATAATTTCTTAACAAATAAGTCAGGAACTAAAAGAGAATTTTGCAGACAAATGACAGGTCAAAATAAGCTCTACCGAAAGGAAGATATAATTAATATGGGGGAAAAAGAAGTTAATCCTGGCTTTGGTGAAGGTGGAGCTAATACTTACTCTATATGGCTATACAAAGGAGGACCTCAATGCTTTCACTTTTGGAGTAGAAGAATCTTCAAGACTACAATAGGAGAATCTAAGACAACTAAGATAGAAGATGCTGATATGATTGGCTACACAAAAGCTAAGTCAGAAGGTTTTACAGCTGAGAAAAATGACAAACTAGTTGCAACACCACCAAGAAAAATGAAAAATAACGGATACGTAAACGCAAGATAACACTTTAAAAATCAGACACTTATGTCATATGTACTATTTATATCAGAGGCTAAATTAAAGGACTCAACAGCAATCAATCTTAATGTTTCAACCGATTTGCTTTTGCCGTATGTAAGACAGGCACAAAAATTGTGGTGCGAAACACGACTTGGCACTCCATTGAATAATAAATTAAAAGACTTAATTACTACAGGAAAAGTTGGAGCTGTAGGTAATGAAGCTTACAAGACTTTGTTAGATGATTACATAGGGGATTTTCTTCCGATTATGGCAATGTATCACGCTATTCCGTTTTTACGTTTTAAAGTGGAAAATGGAAACATATATAGCAAAACATCTGAAACAGGAACAGCTCTATCTACGGACGAGGCACAACATTTAAGAGAAGAATGCAAAAATACAGGTGAATATTATTTAGAGAGAATGATAGACTACATAACTTGTAATAATTCACTTTTCCCTGAATATGGAACTTCTACAGGTTCAGATGTTGATGCAAATAGAAATGCCTATTACAATGGAATGAATCTTGAAAGACCAACTCAGCAAGGAACTAGACTTACTTTAAGAAACTTTCTAAACGCTTCAGATTAATGAAGAAACACTACAAGCCAAAACAAATTAATATTACAAAATTAAAGACATACTTAAAAGATGCCAATAAAACAGATAGTAAAAGAAGTAGGAGAAGTAGTGGGAGTGAACAGCGTAATTCTAAGCGTAACAACCTTCACTAATATAGAGGTAGCTTTAAAAATAATCTTATTACTTGTTTCTATAATTTATACGGTAGATAAATGGTGGTTTCATAAAAAGAACAGATGAAAAAAAGAAAACTAAACAGCTCAAATCCTAAGTATAAAACTAAAATTACAGAAGATGTTAAGGTGCGTAAAGTTTTTATTAAAGAAGTTAGGGGTGTTAAAATCTATGCCACCTATTCAATCTAATTTGATTAATCTACTTCTTATTAGAGATACCTTCTCAGACAAATCTACTTTAGGAGAACTTTTTTTAAACGGAGAAAGGATGTGTGATACCTTAGAAAATCCTTGGAAAGATAATCAAAGGAATATAAGTTGCATTCCAAAAGGAAACTATAAAGTAAGACTTAGACTTCCTAGAGAATCAGCTTCAAGAGATTATTTACATCTATTAGTTCAAGATGTGCCTAATCGTAAATGGATTCTAGTACACCGAGGAAATTTTCCATCTCAAACCCAAGGCTGCATCCTAGTCGGCTTAGGAAGCGAACAAGACATTGTTCATAACTCTACGCTTGCTATGGACTTATTAATCAAAGAATTAATACATTTGGGAGCAGAAAACATTAATTTAATAATCAAAAATAAATAGAATGAAGAAATTAAAAAATTGGTTTACAGGCTTATTCATTAAGCAGATTTTCACATCAAAGAAGTTCATTTATACCTTGATAGGGGTTTTAACGACTCTATTAAGTAAGGAGTTCGGATTGAATCCTGACGAAGTAAGTAAAATATTAATGTCAATTGCTGCTTTAGTTGTAGGTCAAGGGCTAAGTGATATTGCTAAGAAATAAAGTTTGTCAGGTAAAAGACTAAGACTTTCCCCTGAAGAAGTTGAGTTAATCAATGAATCTAGGGGAAAGGACTTATCAAATATTAACGGCAATACTGCATTAGATATACATCTTAAAGATAGAGGTATCGATAAGAATGATATTGTAAGCGTTAAGCATTGGCAGAATATGGGAGGGGATTTACGCTTTTCCATAGTTACCAAAGAGCAATATGGTACTGACCAAAATGATGTACTTGAAGATATTAAAAGTCTTATTGAAAATCATTCTCCAAAATACCCTGAAATTAAACGAGTTAAAGGTGAACACTTATTAGTAATAAACCCTGCTGATATTCATATAGGTAAATTAGGTGTAGCATTAGAAACTGGTGATGACTATAATACAGAGATTGCATACAATAGAGTTTTAGAAGGCGTTACAGGACTTATAAGTAAGGCTCAAGGGTTTAGTATAGATAGAGTATTATTTTGCGTTGGTAATGACATTTTACATATTGACAATGTCTATAATACAACAACAGCAGGAACTCCACAAGATGCAGATGGTAAATGGTGGCAACACTTTGAAGTAGCTTTAAAGCTTTATGTTAAATGCGTTGAGATACTTAGACAAGTAGCTCCTGTAGATGTAGTACATTCAATGTCTAATCACGATTATCAAAGTGGATTTCATTTAGCACACTCTTTAAAGTCTTGGTTTAGGAATACTAAAGATGTAACTTTTGATATTTCAGTAGCACACAGAAAATACTACAAGTATGGTTCTAATCTTATAGGACTTGAACACGGAGATGGTGCTAAGATGGATAAGCTACCAATGTTAATGGCAAATGATAGACCGTTAATGTGGGCTGAAACAAAATACAGATATTGGTATCTCCATCACATACATCACAAAGTAAAATACAAATGGTTAGACGCTAAGGACTTCATTGGAGTTACTGTAGAATATATGCGTTCACCAAGTGGAACTGATAGTTGGCACAATCGCAAAGGATTCTGTGGAGTACAGAAAGCAGTAGAAGGATTCATCCATTCCAAAGAATCAGGACAAATAGCAAGGCTAGTACACTATTTCTAGCACCCCGTATAGCCGTTTTAGGCACTTTCTTTTCTTTTTAATACTAATATACTAGACAAGCTATAAAGTTCGTCCTAGATGTAAACACCTTAATTGTTAATAACTTTGTTTATCATTGTGTTTATAACATTATATTTTTATATCTTTGCTTCATATTAATCAATACAATTAAAATGAAAAACTTTAAGATTACAAATTTAAAAAGCAAAGTAGTTCAGTATATGAACGAAAGCGAAAAGGAACAATTCTTTACTAAAAATTCTTATGGGAATTACAATTCAGAAAGTTGGAAAGAAAGAAGAAATAAAAAAATTGAGAATATATCTTTTTCAGTTTTTGTTTTAGGTTCGTTCACGATTCTTTTATTATTAATGTGTGGAACATTAGGTTTCATTGACTCTTTAATATTTTAAAAATGGAATTACTAAAAACAATAAAAGTAAATGAGGTGGTAAACAATATTACTACGTCAGTATTAGATGGTACTATAAACCCATTAGAAGCTATTGTAAGCCTTAAAAAGCTTGAGGAGATAGTAAAGAAAGCAAAAGCTAGAATAAACGAATCAGTAATAACTGAAGCTGCTAAGTATGGCAAGACCTTTCAATATGGAGATGCTGAGATAACTAACAAGGCTAGTGCAGGTCGTTATGACTATTCTAACATAGTTGAAATAGTATCAAAGGAATTAGCTTTAAAAGCTTTAAAGGATAAACATAAGGCAGCATTAAAAGTTGATGTAATTGACTTAGATACTGGCGAACTAATAGAAGCACCAATATACAAAGGAGGTAAAGAGATTATCTCTATCAAATTAAATAAAGAACTATAATGAATTTAGAAAAATTAAAAACAGAGATACCTTTTAAATGGAGGGTACAATCAGCAAATCAATGGGGAGCTTCCTGTGTAGCTTATATAGACGCAAGAGATTGCCAAGACATATTAGACCAAGTATGTGGTCAGGAAAATTGGCAGACTATATACTACGAATGTTCAGGATTATTATTCTGTAAAGTAGGAATAAAAAAAGAAGATGAATGGATATGGAAGTCAAATACAGGCTCAGAATCTAAAGTTGAAAAAGACAAAGGACACGTTTCAGATGCTTTTAAAAGAGCTTGTGTTGAATGGGGGATAGGAAGATTCCTTTATCGTAAGACTATTGTAAAGCTACCTGTAAAAGAGAAAAATGGTAGGTTTGCTCCTTACTCAGCTAAAACTGGTAAGTTTATATATGGTGATGATATAACAAAATGGTGTAACTCAATTAGTAACAAATAATTTAATTAATAAAGTCCTGCAAAAACAGGCAAAATAAAAATGTATGAAGTAAAAGGAAAAGTAAAACTAATAGCACCTCCTGAAACAGGAGTAAGTAAAGCAGGGAAAGCTTGGAAAAAGCAAGTTATCGTAGTAGATACAGGAGCAGACTATAATCCTGATATTGCAATCCAAGCGTTTGGAGATGACAAGATAAAAGACTTAAATAAGTTAGCAGTAGGTGACCAAGTTCTTATTAGATGTAATGTTTCTTCAAGAGAATATAACGGAAAGTATTTTCATAATATAGATGGATATTGGTTTACTAAGAATAACAAAGAATATACTAGAGCTGTAGACGTACATTTTGAAGGTACAACTCCTGAAGATTTACCATTCTAAGATGACACAAGAAGATAAATTTAAAAACTTATGCAACCTGACAACATCTTTGTTAGGCTTGCGTAAGGGTTCTCTAGGCTACAAAAGTAGAATACAAGAGCTTCAGGTAGCAAGAAGTATAGCAAGTGTTATAGCTAGGATAGAATATAAAATACCTCATTCAACTATAGCTAAGGTAATTAATAGAGATAGAACTTTAATCTATCACTATGAAAAGAATCATAAGAATAACTATTCAACATTTCCTAAATACCGAGATATATTTAATAAAGTTTTTAATGCTTTTCAATCTATTGAAGATTCTAAAAAGTCCTTCTTTGACTTACAACAGCTTAAAGATTACCTAAGAAAAAATGAAGTATTTAATAGTGAAAAGCACCAAGTAACAATAAGGATTACATCAGGTAAAGTAGGGACTGACATAAAAGTTTCTTACAGGGACTTCTATAATCAATTAGAAAATGTTACACTTGCACTTCAGAACTTTAAATATAAAACTGAGATAATTACTTTATGAAAGAGAAGCCTAACTACTATGCTATAATTCCTGCTGAAGTCAGATACAGTAAAGCATTGACACCTAACGCTAAATTACTTTATGCAGAGATAACAGCTCTATGTAATATGAATGGTAAATGCACAGCTTCT